GTAACGCCATCATCTAGTTGTCGTTGTCGTTTTGTTTGTATTGATGCATCTTGATTGACGACTGTATTATCTACGTGGTCAGAATTACTTGTCATAGAAGGCAAATTATTTGCTATGCGGTGAGTGTCGTAAAGGCTCATTAATGATAATGCATCATTTGGATTATCACTATTGCCTAAATCCTGAATCACGGCGTTTTGCTTGCCTATCCATTCAGCGTAATCAGCTTCTTGTACTGCATTTTGCCATGTTGGGTACTCATCTGCAACTGTACTAATCGATTTTTCTTCTTTTGCCTTATCGCTTATCTCAAGAACCGGAGCTAAAGTAGTATCGATTTTTGATGCTTGCTCAGCAAATCTACTATCAACCTCACTTGAATGCTTGCTTAATCTTCCCTCTATTGCCGCTGAAACTTCTGGGTAATCTTCTGAAAACGCATCCCATTGCTCACTACTTGCCATGGCATCCTGAATTTCATCTTTAGTTGGTGTTGACTTCTTGTGTGATTCCTCTAATGCATTAATTTTACGCTGTAGCCCGCTAACACGGCCATCATCACTAGAGATTCTGTGCTGTAACTTAATGTTTGATTTTTCGAGCTCCAGAACTCGCTCTTTTGCTTTATCACTATATCCGGCATACGGATCATCTTCTTTTGGATCGTCCTCTTTTGGATCATCTTCTTTCTGTTTTTTGTCTTCATCATCAACAAGAGGGTCTTCCGTAGGAATTTCCGATTTTCCTTCCGCAATTTGATTAAAATCTGATTCAAAATCATTGATCTTTTCTTCATTACCTGCTTTATCTGCCATTTTTTTCACCTTTTGCGGCTCTCACGAGCGGCTGATTATAAATACCGGCCTCATTCGACCGAAGTTATTTTACTTCTTTTTAGATTTTTTCTTAACTGGCGCAGTAACATCGGAAATATCAGCAGTTTTCGATATAGGCTTATCACTTATATCCATTCCACCTTGCCAACTTCTCCGCCATCACCGGAATCACTAACGACATCTTCACTTTTTAATGCCTGCTTAATTTGATATGGCATCCACTCGCAACGACCCGGTTTGCATTCGTTGTCAATGTCTGACAACGTAACATTCTGCATGCTGTACATCACCCCGTTATGATCCGCTACTGCAAGATTAACTAGGCTTTTACCAAGAACGCTCGCCACAGTTGCTGCATGCCTAATATCAGAGCGATCATGCTCTTGTGTGGGCCAATATAATACAACTCGTCCTACTGTTGGGATTATTTTCATATTGTTTTCCTTTTGGTTTTAGTTAGTCGTCATCCATTTCGTTTTCATCACCATCTTCCATTTCCTCAGATTCACCGCAATTTCCGAGCAATTTGTTGTTCACTTCAAGCATTTCTGCTTCAAGCTCTTTGTTTTATACTTTTTCCATAATTTTCTTCGGTTATAACGGTCTATTCGACCCATGATTTTCGTGAAATCCATATTTATATTCTGCGCTTTTTCTAGCGCATACTGCATCGAACCAATCAACAAAGCACCCCAAACTAATTAGATTCCCATTGTTGCTTATTTTTGCAGACCATTTTTTTTACTTTTTGAAACATATATTCCAGTGCATCCGGTTTTATTATTTGAATACATTTTCTTATTCTTTAGATTCTCAGACTTAGTTACAAATCTAAAATTATTCCACTTATTATTTAGTCCATTTCCGTCAATATGATCTATTTCTGTTTCTGGCCAGCTCCCTTTCATAAAAAGATAGGCCAATCTGTGTGCATAATACGATTTGCTCTTAACACTAATTTGCATATATCTCTTATGATTTCCAGATCTACTATGGACTTCATATCCCGCTATATCTCCACGCTTCACACTTCCTGTATAACTTTTTTCTCTAATGAATAATCCGGTTTCTTGGTTATAATGCAAAACTTCTTTCAGATATTCCTGTGTAAGTGTAAAATTCTTTTTAGTCATAGCGTACTCCCATACGTTTTGATTAGATGAGTCGGGTGTTTCCGCGCCCTTGTCATCGATTATATGCTATTCATTGGATAGGCCGATATTTGATCCGGGCCCGTTCTTTTCTAAAATATTTATTTCAGTATAAAACTTCCTGATATTAAAATCAGTCTGATATTTTTTAATCTTACTTTCACTACGAATTTTCTCAAGATTAACGCCTTCGACTGAGGCGATTTTAGTTAGCTCGACTTCACGATTTATTAGTGCAACCTGTCTTTCTGATTCAAGAATAGTCATTTTAAGTTGGGCTTCTTTATCTGCTGCTACCGCCTTTGCTTCGATTTCCATCTGTTTGAGTTTTGCCTGTGCTTCGATTTTCATCTGCTCAGGATCTTGGGGAGGTGGATTATTCTTAGCCTCTTCCTCTGCAACTTTAACGTCTTCGTCACTACGCAAAATGTCATCTGCCGATATTTGCATTCCTTTAGCTGTATTTTTTAATATTCCTCGTGCTTTAATTTCTTCGTCGCCACCCGGCAATGACATTGCAATATTAACAAATTCCGCAATATTTCTGGCCTGCATTTCACGTACCAGAAGAACGCTAGTTCCGCGAGCATCAACGAAATAATCGCCTTTGATTTCTGCTTTCTCTGAAAACTGCATGTTCCAATCATAAAAACGGGTAATAAATGGCGCAGTAATATCATCATCGAAATTCTTTACCGCTTTTCGCATCATAATATTGTTTGAGCTCATCCAAAGCTGGGTGCCACCTAATGTTTTTAACATTGCAGGTTGCTGAGTGTCACCTGGCTGATTACCCATTTGCATTTGAGGGACACTGGTTTCTTCATCCGCTAATCTGTGCGCCATTTCAAATATTGCAGTTAACTCGCTTTGATGTGAGTCGATAGTGAAGGTTTGCATAACATCTTGTGCACGAATTTTTGTATCTGAACTGGTTATCCACCAAACTTTTCTTGGTGTTAATGTCCAGATTCCGTCTTGCGGCTCAACTAATTCTTTGTTAATTAATATCTGTGGCCCTGTTGATAACCCAGCATTGTCCAGCACCATTCGCCAACTAGCATTAATTACCCGCTGCGGAGCACGCATTCTATACGGCACACCAAACCCAAATATGCTGGTTTCATCTTTTTCCCAATTTAACAGAGAATAAGGGAGCTCTTCGCTATCCATGTGATTAAGCGATACCTTGATTACTATTCCCATCGATAGCCAAACTGTGCCATCATATTCTTCCATTGGGTCTGCTTCATCGATACCCTTGCATCCACATGCTAACAAGTTATTTTTGTCGATAGGCCCATGATATTCAAGCACCTCGTATCGATTGTCATTCTGTACCTGTGTTATTCCGTTGATTTCACGCAATTCATTAAGATAATTAAGTTTTGATGCGCGTGCGTTTGGCATACCCATCAACACTTTTCTTATTTGATCCGGCATAAAACCCGGCTGTTTGGCAAGTTTTCTTAATTGTTTTCGAGTAAGCAGATGGCGCTCAAAGACGTATTCCGTATCTTCCCAATTAATAGCAGACATATCTGGAAAGAAATTCCACGGATCAACTCGGACTGCTGTTGGCTTGAATCCTCCGTTTGCTTTGCGCTCCCATTCTCCGTTTTTACCCTCAATCCATGCTGTTTTAGACTGCCTTTCAACCATTGGTCCCTTAATAATGCCTATCCCTAGCGTTACTGCATCGTGGATAATTTCACGGCATACAGCATTATATCTGGCCTCAGTTAATTGATCGTTAATTTCTGTTTGCATCAACTCACAAGCTTTTTTTGCTTGCTCTATAATTTCTTTTGCAATATCTTTTTTCTGGTACGGTTCTTCTGTTTCAGGATCTGTCGCAGTTGATCCATCATCCAGCATTACTTTATCATCGCTTTCGAGGTCACTTACTAATTCTGGAACCGGTGTGGGCTTAATTCCCCAGTTTCGATCATCTGTTGGAAGAATTAAATCTGCCCACTTAGATTCTGCTGTATTTGTTTTTGAACGCGTAAGATTAACGAATATCTTTGATTGATTTCGCTTGTCGCTACCAGTTGCCCCAGATGATGACGACATTTTTGCTTTTGTTTCTCGGTCATACTTTCCGTTGTAATGCCGAAGATCGTCTAAATATCGCTGCTCAAGCTCTTCCTTTAACCCGACATTTTTACCAAAAAGTGCATCCAAGCCACTACCAAACACCTGAATAGTTTCTTCAAGATGCATTCTCGCTTCCACTTCACTTTCTGTTTCTTCATTATCCGCTGCTTGCCTCACGGCATTAGCATTATTCATATTGACTACTCGGTTATTGTGTCGGCTTTCTCAATAATATTATTAGCTTTCATATTATTGCACTTCCAGTGACTTATTGAAAGATTACTATTACAGCCGGTGCCGCCTTTCTCCTTTGGAATAATATGCTCCAAAGTGGCTAGCTTTCTAGTTACATGCTTGCCACAAACATAACACGGGCATATTCCGTTGTTTTCATCCATCAACTTGCGGTAAATATCCTTTCTTTTTTCTTTGTCATTTCTC